CCTATATTATATTTTCCAACGGGTTGAAATTCATTTGGTATAGTGATCTGCATCCAAATATCAGGTTTTGATTCTATTTTTGAAATAGTTAAATCTAATAAAAACTTCCATTCTGGGTGATCTTTGCAAAAATTCCAAGAGGTACTCCCCCACCTTTGAGGTAAAAGTTTTACTTCGTATCTCCCGGTGTTAATAATAGCTTTAACAACATCACGAGAACGTGCTCCATAACCTGAGTATGTGTCAAATGGACAACTAATTATAAAAACTGGTTTATTCATTAATAATATATTTTATGTTTTAAAAAATTTCCTTTAAATTCTGTGGCGTTAATTAATTCATATTTTTCTCTTGGTTTCCAAGTAGTAAATAATTCATCAAATGCTTCCATTACTCTATTAGCTTGATGTTTAGAGGTAAATCCAGCTTCATTACTAACAGCCCATTCTCTACCTTTTAACCCTAATTGTCTTCTTTCTTCTTTAGATAAACTATAAACTTCAATTAACCTTTCAGTTGCATCTTCCCATTTACACCTATCATCAAAAATATAAGGAGTTGGTGGAGAACCTTGAATGGATCTACATGCAGGGTAAACTGGGAAAGCCCACTCACCGTGTTTTTTGAATGTTCCTTTATGGTTCGATGGAATATCAGGAGTAGGATTAAACCATTCTCCATTTTTATCTTCAAATCTCATTTGATCTTGCATCCCTCCTGTTGTGTTAGCTATAATAGGAGTACCAGCTAATATTGCTTCAGTAAGTGTTAACCCCCAACCTTCGTTTGAAGTTAATAATATTTGAACATCAGAAATATTATATAAGTAATTTAATTCTTGTTGAGATAATTTTTGATGTGAAAACTTTACAGCATTGGGATATTCTTCATCAAAAAAGTATTCTTTTACTTTGTATAAATCTGTACCATGTTCTGTGACCGCTTCTGTATGTAATACTATCTTACATTTATTAGCTTTTTCTTTAGGTAAAGTATCTAAAAAGGCTCTAAATGCTATTAAAGTATCGGGGATTTGTTTACGTCTAATATTTCGTGAATTAAAAAATACTGTGAATTCTGGGATATCATTATTAAAGAAGTTTGCTTTAAATTTATTTAATTCTTTATCCTCAGGATCTAAAGGTTTATATATATTTTCATTTAAACCATGAGGAACATACTTAAATACTTTATTTTTAGCTTTATCACCTAATACAATTTTATTAATATTAACTGTTTGTTTTGATATCCCCATTAATAAATCACAAGCTTCGTAATATCCTTTATTATACATTGGAGCTGGGTAATCATCCCAAATATTTAGGTACGTAATAGGAATATTTTTGCGAATTTCATGCTCCATATTAAATAACCAAGTAAAATATCTTGGGTCTGTAATAAGCATAATAGCATCTGGTTTTTCTATTTCTATTATTTGTCTAATTAAATCCGGGGTGCCATAACCATTAGAGGGGTATAAAAGTACAGATGAATCTGATATTTTAGCAGAATTATTAATGCTTTGACTTAAATCAATTTTTTTTCCAAGATCTGGATGTTTAATAGCTCCTGCTATTTGTACCCAATTAAAATGGTGTGCTGTATGTAATACAATTTCTTGGGCTACTGTAGCTACACCAGAATGTACTCTTATATCATCACAGAGTAATAATATTTTCTTCCTTTTTTCTTGGGGAAGATGATCAAAACTTTTATTCATTATTTTTTAGATTTATAGTTCAAGATTAGTTTGATTTGTAATTGATTTGCGAAAATCTTCATCCGTAAGATACAAAAACAAACTACGGTCAGCAAGTTTTTGAAAAGAAAATTTTCGTTTTACACATTCAATTTTAAAATTCTCGAATAAATCGCTTTTTACTTTAACACTAGTAAGTGTCATATCTTTTTTTGCGCTCATAGTCTTTATTTTAATAACATTATTTTATATACATATATTAGGAGGCTAGTAAAATATACCTTCTCCACATAATTCTTTTTCTTCTTTATAGGGGCAAAAATTACAAGTCCATTTTGATGGTGTCTTAGGATAATTTTTTTCTTTAATACCTCCATTTGAGGTAAAACACTCATTAATAAAATCATTAATAGCAGATTTTGCTCTTCCTAATTTAATTTTTCCACTAGGTGGAGTAAATTGTTGAACCCTATATGCTTGATAGGGTGACATTATATTTTCGTCATCCATATCTAACACTTTTCTTTTTAATATCATAAACTCGATTTCTATCTTATCTAATGGTATCCCATACTGTTCAGAGAAATATTGTTTATATAATAATAATTGATATTGTTTATTTTCATCTTTTTTAGCATAATCATTCCATCCCTTAGTACTGGTTTTTAAATCGATTATTTTAAATGTATCTGTTGTTTCGCAGTATGTGACAACATCTAGATATCCCATGTATAATACGTTATTATACATTTTATTTGGTGCTATAACAATAGGTATTTCACAACCAACTAAATATGTACCTTTTTTAGAAAAATATCTTGTACGTTTTTTTTTAAACCACTCTAATATAGCAACTCCGTCTTCAAAGAATTCTCTCATTTCTGAGGCATCTGAGAAGTGTTCATTATTATTTTTCTTATATTGGGTTTGATATTCAGATATATAAACATCTTGAAAATGTTCTTTTATATCTATTTCTCTATCTGCCGCGGCAAATGATTTTTCATATGCTATATCTAAGTAATGTTGCATTGATTCATGTATGGCTGTTCCAAATACAGTATGTATAGAAGATGTAAACCTTTTAATTTTATCTTTATACTGTAGTTTCCATCTATGAGGGCATCCTCTAAATATTGACATTTGAGAATAAGAGATATTCTTTTGGAATGCAAAATTTATGGATGTTGGGGGATTATTTCTAATCTCCTTTACAATCTTAGGAATTTTTTTAGCCAAACTATTTTTTCCATTTATCTCGACCTACTAAAAGACCGATTATTCCATAATTAGCAATATCAATAAATGTATCTTGCATACCTTCACCTTCAACAAATGATCTACCATTAATTAATAAATTTTTTAAACGTGAAATTTTATCAGTTAATCTAATACATAACCCAGTTAGTGAGAATTGTTTATCATCGCTATTATTAACGATATCTCCGCCTAAAGCAATGTTATTTAACCCATAATCCATATGCTTACGAGCAAACATTTCATACATTTCTTTTTGTATCGATTTGAATTCACTTGACAATATGGGATATTCTTTTTCAAATGCCCTCACTGCTGCTTTATCTGGACGTTTAGCATCCATAATTTCTCTATCACTCATCATTTCGTGGTATTTAGTTATTGTATCACCCATTTACTTGTACTGGTCTATTAATGTTGAAATATGTATCTAGTGTTGTAAGTCTATCATCAGCATCAACTAAATTTATAAGTGCTTCTTCAGCATTTTTATAAAAATCTTCGGTTGAATGATCTCCAATACCAACTGCTTTATTACCTAATAATTCAAGTGATAATAACGCTTTTGCTTTATCTGCTTCTGCAGATGTTTTTAACATAGTGTATAATTCTTTTGTCATTTTAATAATTGTTTTTGTTTTATTTTTTACTATCTGGGTCTAATAATGAGCCTCCCTCATATTGGTAGGCTAAATCTTCTTTAAAACTTAACATGGGAATATTTTCTGATTGGAATATATGATTTAAAAATATATCCCAAGTATGCCAACCTTTATTTGATATAGTATCTAACCACCAATCTTTTTCATTTGGGTTTATCATATAACAATGAGCTCCTATCATTCTATTACTTTCCCAAAGATCATCAGTTAATTGAGTATGACATCCTCTATTTCCTTCATCCCTAACATATGGGGTTTCAAATCTTAGAATTTTATATTTATTTTCTAACATATATTTAGCCCCAATTTGGATTTTTTTATCCATTAATTGGTGATTTATAATCTGCACATCATTCTCACAAATTATTGTAGGGTTTGGTCTACATAATGCAGCTGCAATCGCTTGGGTGTGAGATTGGAAACAACCATAATGTGCGGGTGTTAACCCCCATTCACCATATTTTTTAGTCATTTTAATAATATTATCCTCTCCACAAATAACACCATTTGGGGGACGATCTGTAAAATTAGGGTTAATATGTCTTATATAATTAGCTTCTAATTTTTGAAGATCATTATAAGATTTTATTTCCTTAGGATGATTGGGGTCTGATGAAATTTGGATGATACTAATTTTCATATTATTTCAATAATAATTTTAATTCTTTTTTATCTAATCCTCTATTAGTCAATATACGACTTATTTGTAGGGTATCCAAAAAAGTTATATATTCTTTTGCTTCTTTTGAAGAACATTGGAAATAATCTTTAATATGATCTACTAAATCTTTTTTTGGTTGTTTTATTTTAGATTTAATATATTTATTCCATTTATTATTTTTTGGGATAAACTCTTTATAAATAGAATAAACCATTTGTTTTTCCTGTGGGGGAAAATCTTGTACATAATTAACAATTTCAATATAATTGGGGTTCATAGATATAAATCTATGAATCATATAACTATTAAAAACCTCCCAGTCTTTATCTGAAAATTTATCAACTGGGGTTTTGTATTGGTTTATATGTTTTAACCAATCAAATATGTTAGCACAATTCATCCGCCATTTCTTCTCTTAAATCCTTAGGTACTGAATCAGTTAAAATTTTGTTTGTTTCAGGATCATAAAATACTGGAATGGGCATTAGGGCATCTTCTTCTGTACCCGCTACAAAACGAGATACTTTACGTAGAATAACTCCTTGTTGGAATATTGAACCACCATTAAAGTTTTTTACTTCTGTAGTGTTTTTTAAATCAATTTGGGGTTGTTGTTGTTGCTGTTGCATAATTATTTATTATTTATTAAGTTTTGAATTAACGACATTGTATTTATTTCCTTGTCGATTCGGAAATTTGCTTTATATTGATGTTCATTTATTAAAATAGCTGCTGTACCTTCTTTATCTTGTAAGTATTCAGATGACCTTTCATATAGTGCTCTAAATAATTCATCAAAATCATCTACATTAGCATCAGCTATAATTTGACGTATATCATTATAATAATCTATTTTATTATGTTTAGATACCTCTGATAAAGCATTAATTACTTTATCTATATAATTAGATG